ACACCGCAGAACGATAGAAATTCATTAGTGCTTTACATACGAGGGGCAAGGAAAGAGGGGAAAAGATGAACTGGAACTTAATTTTGACTGTAGTAGGATTATTTACTACTCTTGTATTATTCGCACCTATCTTTATCGGTTACGCACTTGCTTATCAAAAAGCAAGAATGACCGCAGAGATGGAAGCAATAGAAAAACATAAGAAGTTATTTAACAAAAAAGATGACGATATTGACTGGACACAAATCTTCGAAGGAGAGACAAAATGAGCGACACACAGACGGCTGAAGAATTAGATGGTCGTGGGCTTCAAGAAGTTCGCATGATTACCGATGCGATGCGTGAACATCAAAATCAGATTTCTGACCTTGGTAAGCGCCGTAAGCAGTTGATTCTCCGCCTTCGTAAGCAGCGAATTACCTACAAAGAGATTGCAAAGGCTATGGGAGTATCCGAGCAGTTGATTTACAAAATCATCCGCAACGATATTGACCGCACCCCTGAGTACGATAGCGATGGCAAAGTAATCCGCCGCCGTGGTCGTCCAGCCAAGCCTGTTATCTAATCCTTTACCTAAGAGTTCTTAGCCTTTACTTATGAGGGGGATTAGTGAAAGCCAATATCCAGACGGGAAACATTCAAAGTGTGGCAATCAGTTCGCTGACTGCATATCCGACTAATCCCAGACGAGGAGACATAGATGCCATTGCATCATCGCTTACTGCTCATGGTCAATATCGCCCTATCGTGGTGCAAGCGAGTACCAAATTTGTTCTTGCAGGTAATCACACTCTCAAAGCGGCTAAGAAACTTGGTTGGAAAAAGATAAAAGCAGTTCTCGTTGAAGTAGACGATGACACAGCCAAAAAGATTGTTCTAGCGGATAACCGTCTCACCGACCTCGCTGGATATAACGAGCCACTTCTCAAAAGCCTATTGCAAGCCCTCCCTGAGTTGGATGGCACAGGATTTACTGCATCTGAGGTTGAGACTTTAGACCGCCTCATATCAGGTGACCAAAAGGAACCTTTGGGAACCTCTGGGAACCTTAAAGATGACCCTGAGGTAAAGATAGCCGCGTGGAAGTTCAGCATTGAACAAGAAGTTTACGATGCGTGGAAAGAGCAACTTTACGATGAGTTCGGCAAGACTAAGAGCAAAGCCAACGCTGGGATTAAAGAGCGCCTAGGATTCCCAGAGCGAATTGCGGAGAAGCCAGAACGGATTGAGGAGCGCTCGGAGAGTTCACCCGAGGATGTAGAAACCGTTCCCGTGAACGAGATTCTTACTCACCCGCTAAATCCGCGTGAAGGTGACATTGGGGCAATCATTGAGTCCCTTTCAACCATGGGGCAATACCGACCAATCGTGGTCAATCGCCCTACGAAGCATTGCGTATCAGGAAACCACACACTTCAGGCAGCAGTTCAATTAGGCTGGGAGAAGATAGCCGTCCATTGGATTGAGGTGGATGACATTGAAGAAATCAAAATTCTTATCGTGGACAATCGCACCTCAGACCTTGCCACTTATGATTCAGGCGACCTTAATAAGTTACTGACCAGTACGAGTACGAAAGGGACGGGATTTTCCAGGGAAGAAGTCGCCGAGATTCTTTCAGGGGGAAAGACCAAGCCTGGACATAATCCGATTGGTCGCACCAACATTCGAGTGGGCAATCATTCTATGCGAGTTCACACCGAGGATTTGAACACATGGGCTAACACAATATATGGCTGGACCGACATCGCTGAATTGTTACAGATACCATTGGAAGCATGTACAACGGAGGTAGAATAATCTTATGAGCGCAGTTGCAAAGAAAGAGCCAGCCAAGCCAGCAAAAACGGCTGGGCGCAAGACAGCGCTACTTCAACCTGACTTAGAGCAAACTATCCTGGATTACATTCGAATTGGAACACCTGTTCGAATTGCCGTTACATCGGCAGGAGTATCAGAGCAGACTTTTTATTCATGGATAAACCGCGGAGTGGCAGAGCGAGAGAGAATGAAGATGATTAAGGATGCGAAAAACAATCCATCCGAGGTTATATTTCTTAAATTTCTTGAGTCTGTCGAACGGGCAAAAGCCGAAGCGATAACCAAAAAGGTTGCCGTCATAGCAAAGAGCGGTAACGATGGAGATTGGAGAGCGGCTGCATGGTGGTTAGAGCGCCAGATGCCAGAGGAGTTCGGAAAGACCGATAGGGTCGAGATTGGTGGAACCAATGGGGAACCGATTAAGATACAGGTTGAAATAGGCGACCTTGAAAACAAGATTGCGAAAGTCTTAGCGATACGAAAGAAGTAAACCATGGGTGAACGGCTCGTAGACCTCGTTCTCAATGCCACGCCCGAGGAACGCGCAAAGATTTATCTCTCGCTTAACGATGATGAGAAGTATGCGCTATCGGTCATCCTTGATGCTGAGATAACTAACCCCTGGGCAAGATATGAACACGACCCAGTTGGCTTTGTCGAGGAAGGCTTGGGCGAAACGCTTTGGTCTAAACAGCGCGAGATTCTAAATTCAATCCGAGACAATAAGAGAACAACAGTTCCCGCTTGCCACGCCCCAGGTAAATCTCACTTAGCCGCTAGAGCCGTTGCATGGTGGATAGCAGTTCACCCGCCTGGTACCGCTATCGCTATCACCACAGCGACAACTTTTAAGCAGGTGCGAAACATTATGTGGGCGCAGATTCGCCGAGTTCACATGGCTCACAATCTGCCAGGAGAAATCCTCACAACTGAATGGAAAATGGATGACACGGTAGTTGCCTACGGTTTCCGTCCAGCCGATAACAATGAAGCGGCAGTTCAAGGTATCCACGCGCCTCACCTGCTCGTAGTAGTGGATGAGGCTGGAGGTTTATCGGACAAGATTGGCAGCGCCTTAGAAGCCCTTATGACGGGTGGACACACGCGGCTCCTGGTATTGGGTAACCCGCCGACAGACCAGGAGCAAACCTGGTTCGAGCGTATCTGCAATTCGCCTATCTATGAGTCCATCCCTATCGGGGCTTACGACACCCCTAACTTTACGGGTGAGGAAACTGGTCAATGCCGCAGTTGTCCTCAACATGTAGAGGCTCACACAGTCGCTACGCACCTTGTAGACCAGAGTTGGGTGGATGATGTAATCAGCGAATTCGGAGAAGATTCTCCATTCGTTGAAGCCCGTGTCAATGCCCGATTTCCACAAACGGGAACAGGAAAGGTCATTCCCTATCATTGGGCGGAATTGGCTACCAACAATGAAGATTATCTTGAATCGGCAGTTATTCGGCTCGGGGTGGATATTGCATCCGATGGCGGAGATGAATTCGTAATTGCAAAGGCAGATGGTTACAAAGTCTCATTAGTTCACCGCTCATCTGGCAAGGCTAATGCGAACGCCGTTGATGTCGCTGGCGTGGTAATCGCTGAGATTGAGAGAGCAGTTGCCGAACATAAAACCAGAGGCGTACCAGATATGGTACGAGTCAAGATTGACACAATTGGCGTTGGCTGGGGAGTTGTCTCTTTGCTAGACCGCTGGGTTAAAGAGCGGCAGTTGAAGGCAATTGTTATCGGGGTCAATGTGGCAGAGAGACCTAAAGACCAAGCCAAGTTCAAGAATCAACGCGCTGAGATGTGGTGGAATACCCGAGCCATGCTGCAACCTAAAGACGATAAGCAAGAAATTCGCCTGGATGTAGATAGACCCGTTCTGGCTCAGTTGGCTGGACCTACATTCAAATCAGATTCTTCTGGTCGCATCTTGATTGAATCTAAGGTGGACATGAAGAAGCGAGGAGTTCATTCTCCAGACCGTGCTGAAGCAATTCTCCTCGCCCTATACGAGAATAAGACCGTGCATCAGCCAATCTCGCCTCTTTCATTCACTCAGTCGAATCCGTGGACACTATGAAAAACTCCGATTGGGATTTAGACTTTCGTTTTGGTCAAGCGGGTGAGGTTTTAGTAAATTCATTATTGACCGCTTCCATTGAAACAGTTGAGGTTAAAACCGATAGGCGCTGGAAAGAAACAGGCAATCTATACATTGAGGTTTATTGCTGGTCGAATAACACAGAGGGCTGGTATCCATCTGGATTATCAACTACAAAAGCAACACATTGGTCTTTTGTTCTTGAGGGAGCAGTTCTAACATTCCCAGTTCTAGTTGTGAAAGATGCTTGCATCAAATTTGGTAGACAGATAAATTGCGAGATTCCACCAAACCAATCAAGAGGATATTTAGTCACAGTTGATAATTTGATGGAATCTACACGGACCTATCTTTCGCAATCATCGTTAGATGAGCCATGCTCCTCGCAGTAGTAATACATTTTATGCTCTGGCACTTTGCAATGTGGGCATGACTTTTCTTCATTGACCACAATTATTTGAGCATCCGTATATTCTTCATCGCAGTTGAGGCAACACGCTAGGCGCTCGCTCCAATTCTTGAGCCAGCGTTGATGGCGCTCTCTCTGTAATTGTTCCAGGGCGGTCATGGGAGGACCGATTCTGGCTGGATGTCAAAGACAGTTTCGTAGAGCAAACGCCCACCTGTCCAGTCATCCCAGTTGCCATCTGATTTGATTTCAATGGCATCGCCAAAGATTTTCTTGGCGTGAATGAGGCTGGCAGTTACCGCTGCATCGTAAGGCGCTCCGCCAGTTTTGCAGCAATCAAAGCCCTCATCGTCAATGGTGAGTCCGAATGTCTCAACGCCGAGGTTTCCTGCACCATTGAAGGCAACAACATTGTCTGAAAGTTCTGGAGCATCTTCGCCGATTCCGTTACCGAGCGGGATTCCCGCTTCAATCGCAGTTTCAACAATGACCTTCACGCCCTCAGCCCAGGTGATAAATTGCTCTCGGGTGAGTTCTTCCTTGATTGTCCAATAATGTGTGTAACCCATTTACTTTTCCCCTTCCACGATGAACCACTTACCGCCACGGCGGAGAAGTTCGTAATTTTTTTCTGGATAACGCTTTTGCAATGATGCGAGTTCATTCTTGATTGATTCGGTTTTAATCTTGTAGCCAGCGTTAGAATATCCGTCAATCCAGGCAGCAATGACCGTCATTTAGTTACCTCCTCTGGTGAACACGCCACCGATTTCACGGCGCTTGGTTTCAGTTGCCCAGCACTTTCCGCAGACCACGAAGAATTGATGACCGTAGCCCTCTTTGAAGATATTAAACTCTGCTCCGCAATCGTCACAAGTCTTAATCATTTTGTATCCCCTCTCTAGGAACAATCTAATTATATCATACCCTGGTTAGTTATTCAAGCCTTAGTGAGTGTGGCTTGCTTCCTTTGGCTTGCCATCCCATAACTTTGCGTGGGAGAAAGAGTTCAAAGTTACATAATAACTTTCTTCTCCATCCCAACTAAAATACTTAACTTTGTGGCGATTGATTGAATGAGTTTTGGTGATGTAAGTATTTACATTTCCAAACTCGTCTGGAACATTATCCCAGTTTCTTACCTGGTACTCAGGAGAATCTCCTGGGATTACCTTTTCGTGCGCCCAGCCAGTAACCTCGACAATCTTGCTGCCGACTTCCTGAATCCAGACTGAAAACTCGCTGACCTTGACCACCTTGAAAAATTCAATGTTGGTCTGGTCGTAGCCCCATGATG